GCGACTACCCGGACACCGATCTGGTCGGCAACCAGGAGATCAGTCAGGAGAAGTGGGAGGCGTGCGAGGATGCTGAAGCCGTACTGGTGGATCCGATCTGCATTGCGTTCGATGTGGCACCGAACCGGCGGACGACTATCACGGCGGCAGGCTTGAACGAGCGGGGCCGCAAGATGGTGGAGATGGTCAGCTGCCGCGCCGGCACGGGCTGGGTGCCCGAGTATGTCGTCGGCCTGTGCGAGAAGCATGAGGTGATCGAGCTCGTCTGTGACGGCTTCGGTCCGGCGAACGCCATCGCGAAGCAGATCGAGGAGCAGACCGGACTGGATGTGCGGCGGCTGAAGACGGGGGAGTACGCGGACGCCTGTGGGCAGTTCGCGACCGCCGTCGAGGAGAACGACCTGATCCATCTCGGCCAGGAGGAGTTGTCGACCTCGGTGCGCGGCGCTCGCACCCGGCCGCTCGTCGATCGCTGGGCGTGGTCGCGTTCCAAGTCGAAGACGGATCCTGGCCCGATCATCTCGTCCTCGATCGGCTTGTGGTCGGCAATGGACAGGGACATAGCGAACAGCGAGGTGATGATCTTCTGATGGTGAGGGGACTGCTCCTGATCTCTCTCGGCGCTGGACTGGTCGGGGTCGTGGACGTGCTGTGGGGCGGCGTCTGGAAGACGGAGGGCTGGATCGTCGTCTGCCTTAGCTCGCTGGTCGCGGCCCAGGTCGTCGAGAGGATGCGCGCATGAGTCTGCTCGATCGCATCCTCGGTCCGCGCCCCGCTGTGGGCCAGCCGATCGTCCACCGCGAAGAGGCTCTCATGACGCGCGACGTTCAGCCCCTCGAGGGCACCAACATGAACCTCTGGGATTCGATCATCCCCAACTTCTGGACCGAGAACGGGCTCAACGCCGCCGGTCAGATGTTCTGGCCCGGTAACGGCCTGCTCGCGGAGCGGACCTGGATCTCGAACCGCTGCATCCAGATGAACGCGCAGCAGATCGCTTCGATGCCGCTGCGCTTCGAGGCACCCAACGTCGTGGACGCGACGGAGCCGATGTGGGTCTGCAACCCTGATCCGCTCTTCTACCCGAACGGAGTCTCGGACGCAATCTTCGCGCTCGTCGCTGACATGTACGGCTGGGGGTACGCGCTCGCCTACATCACGCAGCGCTACGCGAACGGCTTCCCGCGCAACTGGACGACCATCCCGGCCCGGATCTGCGAGCCGCTGTGGCGGGACGGCGTGCGTGAGTACAAGATCCTGGGCGGGGACACTCTCGACCCGGCGGACATCATCCAGATCGACCGCAACCCCGGAGCGCAGGCAACCTTCCAGGCGCACGGCACGCCGACGATCCGCGCCTACGCTCAGCTGGCCTGGGGTCTGCTCGCCGCCGGCAACGCGGCGCTCGAGGTGAACACGGGCGGGATCCCGAAGGTGGCGCTCAAGTCGCAGCGGAAGCTGGACTCCGCGCAGGCTGAAGCGATCCAGACTCAGTGGCAGGCGAGGACGTCGGCGCGCTCCGGTGCGCCTCCCGTGCTGCCGCCGGAGCTCGACTTCGAGCAGCTGTCGTTCAACCCGAAGGATCTGTCGCTGCTGGAGAACCAGGACTTCAACGCGGTCGCGCTCGCGGCTGCGTTTGGAATCCCCGCCATCCTGTTGAATCTGACGGTCGGTGGTGGTCGCGGCAACGCTAGCCTGACCTATCAGAACCCAGGGATGCTGGGCGAGATGTGGTGGCGCTTCGAGTTGCGCCCGACCGCGAAAAGGATCGCGGACGCGTTCACCTCGCAGGCGCTGCCGTCAGGCCAGTGGGTCTGGTTCGACGCGAACGACACGTTCATGCCGCTGCATCTCGAGCAGGGAGTCACCGCCGGGCCGTTCGCCACTGAGGCTGACGATCCGCAGCGCGCGGATGAGGATGCCCCACAGACGCCGGACGCCCCGCCGACAGCGGGGGCGTCGCCGGCCCAACAGAACCAGCCGCCACAGCCGCGACTGGTCGGACTAGGGAGGAACTGATGAGCGAAGTTGTGGAAGAGGCCAAGGTCGGACGCGACATCCTCGTCCGCACTTTCGCCGTCCAGGCACAGGCGGGTGACGGGCGCACCATCAACGTGCGCGTCGTCCCGTTCGACGAGGTGGCGGACGTCGCGGATCCGCCCGACTTCAAGCCGTACAAGGAGCAGTTCATGCCGGGGGCGTTCGCGCGCAACGTGCCTCACGCGCACCGGATCAGGTTGCGCTCCGATCACGCCGCGCTCGACGAGAAGGGTGGCCGCAAGCCAGGGACATACGGCATCGTCGGCACGGGCAAGACTTTGACCGAGACTCCCAGTGGGTACGAGGGGGAGTTCCAGTTTCTCGACACGCCGGAAGCGATGACCGCACGCGAACTCGTATTGAACGGCGGCTACGACGGCGTATCCGCAGAGTTCCTGCCGATCAAGTCGGGGCGTACCAACGACGGGATCGTGCAGCGTCAGATAGCGCACCTGGACAGCGTCGCGCTTGCGTGCGGTCCCGCCTATTCGACCGCCACGATCCTGTCGCTGCGCGAGGAGCAGATCGTGGACGAGTCGATGTTGCCGCCGCCGCCGAACCTTGCTCTGCTCGAGCGATGCGCGGAGCTTGGCATCGATCTTCCCGAGGGTATGGCGATGCTGCTCTCGCGCGCCTACGTCGAGACGGCGTGGGACGGGTCTGCCGGCCGCTACGACACACCCGAGGCGTACTGTGCCGCCGCCGCGATCGACCTGAACCCAGCCGGTGGCGCGAAGACGAAGGACAACTGCCACCTCCCCTACAAGGAGCCGAGCGGCGAGATCAACGTCAACGGCGTCAAGGCTGCTCTGTCACGGATCGGCCAGGGGTTCCCGAACGATGCCACGCCGGCGCAGCGCGACTCAGCCAGAGCGAAGCTGGAGAAGATCCTGGCTTCCTACAACTCGATGAGTTCATCCACCTGATCCTCTACTCTTGAACCGCTCACAACAGGCGCACCTCGAGCCAACAGGCACCCCGGCGCTGACCGGCACCCCTGACATCGACACCCGCCGCGCAATGTCCATGTCAATCAGTACGGAGGTGTAAAACGATGAGTGCCGACACGACCCAGTCGGAGACACGGCTGGCGACGCTCCTCGACGAGCGCCAGATCATCACGGAGAAGTGGGAGGCGCTGAACGCGTCGATCAACGCCCGTGACGAGAAGTCGCTCTCCGAGACGGAGCAGGAGCACGTTCTGATGTACCGCGAGCGCGTCACCACGATCGACGCGGAAACGACGACGCTCTCCAACGACATCGAGTCCACCCGCAACGCCATCGCCAACGCGGCCAAGCTGCGCCGGCTGATGGCAGGCGAGACAGAGGGTGTCGAGATCGATGGCGACGGGATCATGTACCGCGACTTCTCGTCCTACGCGCTCGACATGATCCTCACGCGCGGAACGACCCAGTGCGACAAGATCGCGCAGCTGGCAGGCGGCAACGACGTCGTCCTGAAGGCTCGCGAGCGGTTGCAGCTGCTGCAGAGGGTTCCGGCGAACACGCTCTCGAGCAACGTCGCCGGCCTGCAGACGCCGCAGTACCTCGACCAGATCTTCCAGATCATCAACAAGAACCGGAATCTGGTCAACTCGGGCATGCGGACCTCGCTGATGCGGGGCACGCTCACCTACCCGAAGGTCACCACCCGCCCGATCGTCTCGGTGCAGGCCTCGCAGAAGACGGAGGCCGGGAACCAGGGCATGGTCGTCGACTTGGTCACGCAGACCGCGTCGACGTACCTCGGCGGCGGCGACCTGTCGTGGCAGGCGATCAACTGGACGACGCCGGACGCGTTGTCCCTGTGGTTCGACCTGGCCGCGGCCGACTACGCGCTGAAGACGGAGCAGGACGCCGCCAAGGCGGTCACCGACTCCGCGTACTCGCACCACATCTCGACCCAGGTCGGTGCGACCGACACTTACGCCCAGCACATGACGGGCATCGGTGCCGGCTACGCCGCCGTGTTCGCGAACAGTGGCCGCGTGGCAGACACGGTCTACCTCGCCCCGGACCGCTTCGGCTACTTCCTGGGGCTCACGACCAGCGCGTTCACGCAGTTCATGAGCGTCAACGGCCAGAACATCGGGCCGATGAACCTTGTGATCTCGCGTGGACTCGACGCTGGCACGATCATCGTCGGAGACTCGGCGGGACTGCTCGTCGCAGAGACGGCAGGGGCTCCGGTCGAGCTCCGCGTCGTCGAGCCTGCGATCGGCGGCGTCGAGGTCGGACTCATCGGAGCCTTCGAGGCCGATGTGGTCGACGACGGTGCGTTCGCACTCGTAACGACCGCCTCGTAAGCTACGGGGCGCTGAGGAAGGGAGGATCCGGCTCCAGGGGTCGGATCCTCCCGAACCGAAAGGAGAGAGCATGAGTGAGATGTCAGGGATGGAGTCGGGGACGCAGGAGAACACTGGAGGCATGCCGGCAGGCCCGGAGCCGTACAACCCGTCCGGGCAGGAGATGCCCACCGATGGCGGCAACTACGGCACCAACGCGTCACCCGCTCCCGGCGATGTTGCCTCGCCCGACGTGGAGATGCCGGGAGACGCAAGCACGGGCAGCGGCGGCAATGTGCCTGCGCAGATCGCGGAGCAGTTGCCAGCCGGTAACTCGTTCGCCCAGATGCCGACGCCGGACAACTAGGAATGACGCCGTACACGAAGCGCCGAGCGATGGGGTTCTACAACCCGACCGGCGAGACTACGAAGTCGACCACGACTGACAATCTCGCTGGGCTCGGCGCACCGCAGAAGGCCAAGCCGAAGACGAAGGCGAAGAAGAAGAAGTAGATGGCCGTCTTCTCGTTCAAGAACTACACGCCGCCGGCGCGGTTCGATGACGTGCCGTGGACGGTGGCTCGAGTGGAACAGGCAGATGCGCCATCAGGGACGTGGGCGCAGATCGACGCGCTCACGCTCGACCCCGTCGACGGTGACCCCGCCAACCCACAGGTCCGCAACCTGACCACGTCGCTGGCGAGCAACACGCCGCAGAAGTGGTACAGGATCATCTGGGCTGACGCCTCGGCTGGCACGTCGCTTCCGACGGATCCGATTCAGGACTTCGGCCTCACGGTGCAGCCGTTCACGACCGCCACCGAGTTGTTCAGGATCCTGAAGATCAAGACTCCGACGAGCGACCAGACAGCCGCTGCGGACAGGGTGCTCCTCGTCGCGGCGAACGAGATCATGGCCGAGATCGACCTCGTCGACCCTGGTGACCTGAGCGAGTCCGATGTCGCCCTTTGCGCCTCGGTGAACCTCGACCGGGCGGCAGACCTGTGGCGGCATACCGAGTCGGCACCGGGGATCTTGGGAGTCGTCGACGAGGCCGTGCCGTCCACGTTCGGGCGCTACTCATGGGAGCGATACGGGCAGAGGCTCTCGACCGTGAAACAGCAGTGGGGCATCGCTTAGAGCGATGGCGACGATCGCCCAGGTCATGGATGCCATGGCCGAACAACTTGAGGACGAGCTCCAGCCGGTGTCCCCGGTGACGCTGCACTTCGAGCCTCGCGCATTCTCGATCGCGGAAACGCCGGCGATCGACATGCTGATCGCCAACCCGACCGGACTCGAGGCTGGCCTTGCCGCCTACGGTGATCTGTACGGCGGGATCCCGATCACGATCCGGGTGCGCGTCTCGACCGCAGACCTGTACACGGGAGAGGACG